CCACGCAAGCGGAAGCTTCTTCCGCCCGGTGTCACGCGACACAGGCAAGACCGGTTCAGGCCCGCGTCCATACTTCGTCCTGGCGGACGAGGTTCACGAGCTACCGGACCGCAAGATTCTGGAAATGTTGGAGCGCGGTTTTAAGTTCCGGCGCAATCCGCTCCTTTTCATGATTACGAATAGCGGCAGCGACCGCAATTCTGTGGCGTGGGAGGAGCACGAGCACGCGGTAAAGGTGGCAGCAGGACACACGGAGGCGGTCAATGACCCCGTTTTTGTGGGTGAGCCGCTGGATGACACAACCTTCAGCTACGTCTGCGCCCTCGATGATGGCGACGACCCGCTGAACGACCCGGCGTGCTGGGCCAAAGCAAATCCCTTGCTTGGCGTCACGATCACAGACGAGTACCTGGGGAAGACCGTGGCTCAGGCCAAGGCGATTCCGGGGCAGCTAAACGGCATCCTTCGCCTCCACTTCTGCGTCTGGACCGACGCGGAAACGGCGTGGATCAGCCGCGCAACGATGGATCCGTGCCTTGAGGAGTTTGACCCAGAGGAGCACCGAGGCAAGCCGGTGTGGATCGGCCTGGACTTATCGCAAAACCGCGACATCACGGCTCTCGGGGCGGCGGTTAGGACGGGGGAGGACGCCAAGGGTCGCCCTCTGTTTGACGCCTGGGTGGAGGCTTGGACGCCAGGCGACACGATGGTGGCGCGAGAGCTAAGGGACAAGATCCCATATCCGCTGTGGGCGCATCAGGGCCACATCCACGCCCCTCCTGGCGAGAGCATCAACTACCGGCACGTGGCGCAGACGCTGGCCGAGTACGCCAGTCGCTTTAGCGTGCAGATGGTGGCTTATGACCGCTATGCGTTCAGGCGGTTTGAAGAGGAAATTGACGACCTTGGGCTGTCGATCAAGTTCATCGAGCACCCGCAGGGCGGACTGAAGAAGGGCAAGCCATCCGAGGAGATGGCTGAGGCCGCCAAGTACTCGGGCAAGCCCGCTGAGGGGCTGTGGATGCCGGGTTCGGTTCGACTCCTTGAGGATGCGATGCTGGAGGGCCGGATTCGGCTAAGAAAAAACCCAGTTCTGGTGTCCGCGATGATGTCTGCGGTCACCGAAGAGGACAAATGGGGCAATCACTGGCTGGCCAAGACGCGCTCGATCAACAAGATCGACGCTGCGATTGCGCTGGCGATGGCGATAGGTGCGGCCCATAGCGCGCCGGTAGCAGCAAAATCATTCTGGGAAACCGCATGACGCTGAAAAACTTGATGACGAAGGCCGCAGGTTGGGTGCCTGACGCCCTCGTTGCCGGTGGTGCGTCGGCCATTTCCTATGGCGCGTGGTTGGTCTACTCGCCCGCAGGCTTCCTCGTAGGCGGGGCTTTAGCCCTTGCAGGAGGCTACTTTCTGGCCCGGAGCGGTAAGTAATGGGGTTCTTGGCTAACGCTCTGGCGGAGCGCAAGAGTGATCCGCTGGCGATCTGGGCTGAAATGCTCCGTGCTGGGCGTTCGTCAAAGGCTGGCCCTACGGTCAACCTAGACAACGCACTGAAGGTGTCGGTTCTGTTCGCCTGCCTGCGGAAGATCTCGCAGGGTTGCGCCCAAGTGCCATTCAAGCTGTTCCGGTCGGTCGAATCGAACGGTCTTTCAACCATCCACCCGGCTACGGACCACAGTCTGTACGACTTGCTGGCCTCGCAGCCCAACGACTGGAGCACTTCATACGAGTTCCGCGAGTCGCTGGTGATCCATGCGGCTCTCGGCAATGCCTATGTGTTCAAGAATCGGATTGGCAGCGGAAAGATTGTTGAACTAATCCTTCTAAATAGCCCGGTTGAGAAGGTCCAGCTGGACGATTACAGCATCGTCTACAAGGTCACGGGCAAGAGCGGCGCGGTTCAGGAGTTCCCTGCTGAGGCCATTTGGCACCTTCGCGGTCCCAGCTTGGATGGATTGGTGGGCATGGACGTGCTGAGCCTCGCCCGTGAGGCGCTTGGACTAGCGATTGCGACCGAAGAAACGCACTCCAAGTTGCACGCGAAGGGAGTTCGACCGTCAGGCACGTATTCGGTTGATGGCAGCCTAGACGCCACTCAATATGCAGCGCTGAAGAAGTGGATCGAGCAGGAGTTTGCTGGCGCTGATAGCGCTGGCGCTCCGATGATCCTGGATCGCGGTGCGAAGTGGTTGCAGCAGTCCATGACGGGCATCGACGCCCAGCACTTGGAGACGCGCAACCACCAGATACAAGAGGTATGCCGCTTCATGGACGTGATGCCGATCATGGTCGGCTACTCGGACAAGGCCGCGACCTACGCGAGCGCGGAGCAGATGTTCTTGGCGCATGTGATTCACACCCTGTCGCCTTGGTATGCGCGCATTGAACAGTCGGCAGATATCAACCTGCTGACCAAGAAAGAGCGTGCATCGGGCCTGTATTTCAAGTTCATGGCGGCCGGGTTGATGCGCGGAGCCGCCAAAGACCGCGCCGAGTACTTCAAGGCTGCGCTTGGTGCTGGCGGAAGTCCCGCTTGGATGACGCAGGACGAGGTTCGCGGCCTAGACGAACTCAACCCCTTCGGCGGCGAAGCCTCTTTGCTCCCGAAGCCACAAGCTGCGCCGGTTGCGGCGTCAAACTCAGCGGACCCACAAAATGACGAGTGAGAACACCCTAAAGGCGCTCTCCACCTCCACCAACGACCTGATCGTTGGAAATTACATGGTTCTTTTCGGCGGCCGTGATCTTTCCGGCGAGTTTTTCACGAAAAGCACGAAGTTTGAGAGCAATTTCACCAACGTCGGGATGCTCTACGTCGATTTCGAGCACGGGCTGGACCCTGACGACGTTGGCATGGACGGCTCCGAAGTGCTTGGAGTTGTGGACTGGAAGTCGGCGAAGGTGGACGAGAAGGGAATTTTCGTGGAGCGCGTGCTGAATCGCCGCGCTTCCTACATGGATATTCTCGGTGAAATGATCAAAGCGGGCGTGATCGGCACCTCCAGCCAGTGCGCGCCGGGCAAGAGCCTCAAAAAGCCGAATGGCGAGATTACGGAATGGCCGTTGATGCGCGACAGCTTGACCGTCACGCCGATGGAGCCGCGCATGGTTACTGAAAACCTGCTCGCCGCTGCCAAGTCGCTTGCGGGGATCTTCCCGCACAACAAGTCGCTCGCTGATATGGCCGGAGTTCCGGTCGTTGAGCCTGACGACGGCCTCAAGGCCATTGAAACAATCAAGAGTTTGCGTGATGCGGAGCGTTTCCTGAGGGATTCAGGCATCTCCCGCACCGAAGCCGTGGCATTCATGTCGCGGGTAAAGAGCCTCGGACAGAGTGATTCTGAAGGGGGAGAAATGCTGCAAATCGCAGAGTGGCTGAGGAAGTCACACACACATCTGCCTGTTTGACGCGAAACACACCCTCCCGAACCGCCGAAAGGCGGTTTTTTTATGTCCGAAGGAAAGTAAATGAGCGACATCATCGAAATTAAGTCCCTGATCGAGAAGCAGGGCAAGGCTTGGGAAGAGTTCAAGACCACGAACGACGAACTCATCAAGGCGAAGGCAGACGGCAAGGCCGTTGGCGCGCTGGAAGAGAAGCTGGCGAAGGTCAGCGCGGACCTCGACAAGCTGGACGAACTGAAGTCCGCCATCGAAGAGATGCAGAAGAAGGTCAATCGTCCACTCAACGACAGCGAAGTGAAGGCTGCCAGCGATCTGGCGGAAGAGACCAAGGGCTTCAACCTGTCGATGCGCGCTGAGTACCAGATGCGCGGCAAGCCGGTTCCGTCCGAAGTCTCCACCGACGAGTACAAGGCTTACAAGAGCGCCTTCCTCAAGATGGCGGTCGGCACTCCGGTTGAAAGCCTGGAATCGGCCGAGCGCAAGGCCCTTCAGGCTGGTTCGGACCCGGACGGCGGCTACATGCTGCCGCACGCGACCGCTGGCCGCACCGTAAAGAAGCTGTTTGAGCAGTCCACGATGCGCCAGATTGCCTCGGTGCAGACGATCAGCTCCAACAAGATCGAAGGCATGACCGATCTGGACGAAGCCGATGCTGGCTGGGTTTCGGAACTGGGCACGCGCTCCGACACGACCACGCCGCAGATTGGCAAGTGGGAAATCGAAGCTCACGAAATGTACGCGATGCCTAAGGCTTCGCAGCGCATTCTCGATGACGCCGCGAGCGATGTTGAGGGCTGGCTGGCTGACAAAGTGGCCGACAAGTTCGGCCGCGTCGAAGGCGCTGCTTTCACCACCGGCACTGGCGTAGGCCAGCCGCGCGGCCTGTTCGCGTACACCACGGCTGCTACCGACGACGACTCGCGCGCGTGGGGTCAGTTTGAGCACGTTGTTACCGGTGCCTCGGCCGACTTCCACACCACCAAGGCGGACCCGCTCCAGACCTTGATCGGCGCGTTCAAGCCGCAGTACCTCCAGAACGCCTCCTTCCTGATGACCCGTGGTGTCCGCACCGCGATCCGCAAGATGAAGGAAGCGACCTCGGATCGTTACCTGTGGGAACCGTCTCTCCAGGCTGGTCAGCCGGATCGTCTGCTGGGTTATCAGGCTCGTGTGGACCAGTACGTCCCCGCGATGGCTGCTAACTCGCTTTCGCTTGCGCTGGGTGACTTCCGCGAGGCTTACCAGATCGTGGACCGTCTCGGCATCCGCACGCTGCGCGACCCATACACCGCCAAGCCCTATGTCGTGTTCTACAGCACGAAGCGCACGGGTGGCGGCGCGGTGAACTTCGATGCCGTCAAGTTCCTGAAGTTCTCGGCCTAATCCCAACCTGACGAAATCGAAGGAAACACCATGAGCAACAACGATCTCCACAGCAACGTCAAGCAGTCGCTCGCCATCATCCCGGCAGCGATTGGCGCAAACGCGACCAAGGCGGGTCCGATCATCGACCGTCAAGGTTACGGCGGCGTCGAGTTTGTCGTCTCCTACGGCTCGGTCACCACGACCGGCTCCATCGTGACGGCCGTTCTCAAGGAAGGCGATGTCACTGGCACGCTGACCAGCGTCGCCGACGCCGACATGCTCGGCACCGAAGCGTTGGTCTCGCTCCTCGCGGGTGCGCGCGTCGCTGGCACGGGCAAGGAAGTGTCCAAGCGCTTGGGCTACAAGGGAGCCAAGCGTTACGTGCAGCTCTCGCTTGTCCAGACGGGCACCACGTCGGTGGGCGCGGTGGCTGCTTCGGCCATCCTGTTCAACCCGGCTGTCGCTCCGGTTAGCAACCCGTAAGACCTTTAGGGGCGGGCTTCGGCTCGCCCCTTTCTTATTCAAAGAGGCTCCATGCACGTAGCAATTCTCGGCCTAGGCCCGTCCGTTCGGCAATATTTGGAACTCACGAAGCGGTATGGCGGCAGGCGGGCGTTTTGCGATGAGACGTGGGGCATCAACGCGTTAGGTGACGTGTTTGCCTGTGATCGCATCTTCCACATGGACGATGTTCGCATCCAGCAGATACGCGCCGCCGCAAATCCGGATTCCAACATTTCCCGGATGCTGGATTGGCTGAGAACTACAGACACGCCGGTTGTCACGAGCTGTCCGAACCAGGCTTATCCGGCGCTTGAGGCGTTCCCGCTGGCTGAAGTGCTGACGAAGTTCCCGATGGGCTACTTCAACAGCACGGCGGCCTATGCAATCGCCTACGCGCTGCACGTTGGCGCGACGAAAATCACGTGCTTCGGCATGGACTTTACCTACCCGGACGCGCACGACGCGGAGAAGGGCAGGGCCTGTGTCGAGTTTTGGCTTGGGATGGCGGCTGAAAGAGGGGTCGAAATCTCGGTGCCCAAGACCACCAGTCTGTTGGATGCCATGAACCCACAATCCTTGCGGTTTTACGGCTACGACTGCGTGGACTTGAGCATCACCAGGGAGGGTGAGTCGGTGAAAGTGGCATTCGCAGATCGCGCAGAACTGCCTACAGCTGAAGAAATCGAGCGGGCTTACGACCACAGCCGCCATCCCAACCAGATTGTTGAAGCCGGAGAGGGCTGAGCATGTTCAAGGTCGTGACCGCAGTCGCCACGGAGCCGGTGACCGCAACTGAGGCCAAGTTGCAGGCGAAGATTGACACGACCGCAGACGACACGCTGGTCACGGCCCTGATTACGGCGGCGCGGGAGTTTTGTGAGCACTACACCGGCCGCGCATTCGCTCCGCAGACGTTGGAAATGGTGCTGGACGAGTTTCCAGAGTACGGATTCGACCTCGATATGCCGCCAGTGGCGACTATTTCGAGCGTCAAGTACACGGATGCGGAGGGCGTCGAGCAAACCGTTTCGACTTCTGATTACACGCTGAGCCTTTACGGCGAGGCTCGGCGGATTGAGCCCGCCTATCTGGTCCAGTGGCCGGTTACGCAGGACATACCGAATGCGGTTCGGATTCGGTATGTGACGGGCTACACGACGCTTCCGAAGGCTGCCAAGGCCGCAATTCTGCTGCTTGTGACGCACCTGTACGAGAACCGCGAGGCAGTTGGCGAGGCAACTCTCGCCGAGGTGCCGATGGGTGTCCGCGCGCTGCTCGACACGATCAAGATTTGGGGCAAGTGACGTGTTTGTTGGCAAGTTGAACCGCCAGATCGTCATCCAATCCCGCGAGAGCGGTACGGACGACGCAGGCCAGCCTGTGCAGACGTGGACGACGCTTGCCACGGTATGGGCGAACATTCTTGGCGCTACAGGTGCGGGCACGATCCGCGCTGGCCTGGAAGGCGTCGAGGTCAACGGCTACAGCTTCCGCACCCGGTATCGGACGGACGTTGATGCTGCTGAGCGCGTGGTATTCGGCGGCCAGAACTACGACGTGAAGTCGGTTCGCCACGATCACGCTGGGAAGGACTGGACGGATCTCGTTTGCGAGGTGGGCGGCAACGATGGCTGACAGCGGCATGAAGCTGGACACGTCCGAATGGACGGCCGCGCTGGCACAGTTGGACGGCCCGTTCAAGGAAAAGCTTGCACGCTCTATGGCGGTCGCTGGTGGGACGATCCTGCGCGACGAGGCAAAGCAGAACGCGCCGGTCCTTACCGGTCTGTTGCGTGACTCGATCTATCTGGCGTTCAAAGACAGCCAGTCGAACGAAGCACAGATTGTCTATTCGGTTTCGTGGAACTCCAAGACCGCGCCTCACGGCCACCTGATCGAGTTCGGCCACTGGCATGTGCAGGGCGGCAAAGGTGGCGAGCGCACAAGCTGGACGCCCGCGCAGCCGTTCCTGCGGCCTGCATTCGACCATGCAGGCCGCGCACAAAAGGCAATGATCGAGCGCGGCAAGGTTCGCGCTGCTGAACTTCTGGCCGAGGTAGCCAATGGGAATTGAGGCCAGCATGAAAACGGCGCTGGCAGCGATTGCTGGCGGCCGGACGTATCCGGACACCACACCCGATACCCCGACGTTCCCGCTGAACGTGTATCAGCAAGTCGGCGGCGCGGTCATCAACCAGCTAGAGGGTGGCGACCCTGGCAAGGACAACGCCAGAGTGCAGGTAGTGACGTGGTCGAGGACGCGCCTGGAGGCGTCCAGTGTGGCGCGCGCGGTTCGTCTGGCTCTGTCGTCCTCGCTCAATGCAACGATGATGGGAGCGCCCGTGTCGCTCTACGACATCACTACAAAGCTTTACGGGGCGCGTGCAGATTTCTCAATCTGGTACACGCCCTAAAGAATCCTAGGTTCCGCGCGAAAACCGGTAAGTAGCGCGCGAACGACACCCGTCGAGGCAGCGGGGATTGCAGTCAACCGGTGAAGTCGCGGTGGCCCCTATAGGCCCGATGACCTGACGGGTGCGGTGAAGGCGAACGGCGATCTTGATCCCGTCGCTCTAAGCCCTGACGCACAACGACCAAGCAACTGTCTCTTTTATTTCAGAAGGCCAGCCATTGCGCTGGCTTTCTTCGTTTCAAGCCGCGCATAGCCCCGTCGTGAGACGCCGCGAAAGCGCGCACTTAATCGCAGTACGCGTCTGCGACCAGACCGCCGTGAGGCGGACTTTCCCATCGAGATGGAGTTACAAAACAATGTCGTACACGTTGCCGAACGGCTCAACCGTTCACATCGGCAGTGCCTACGGTTCCGACCTGACGGTAACCGCTGCCACCAATGCCAACCCGTGCGTTATGACCTCGACGGCTCATGGCCTGTCGAACGGTGATTACATCGTCGCCACCTCGGGCTGGACCCGCACCACTGACCGCGTGTTCCGCGTGGCTAACGTCACCGCGAACACGTTTGAACTGGAAGGCCACGACACTTCGGATACCGACGTGTACGCCGCTGGTTCGGGCACCGGTTCGGTGAAGGAAGTCACCACCTGGACGCAGATTTCGCAGGTGTTGAACATCACCTCGCAGGGTGGCGAGCAGCAGTTCGCGACTTACCAGCCGCTGGAAGGCGACCGCGAAGTCCGCATCCCGACGATCAAGTCTGGCGGCGGTCTGGACATGGAAGTGGGCGATGACCCGACGCTGGCCGGTTTCGTTGCTGCAATGGCTGCGAACGATGACCGCGTTGCGCGTGCGGTTCGCATCACGGCGTCCAACAGCTCCAAGTCGCTGTTCTACAGCTACGTCTCGGCCGACAAGGTGCCGCAGATGAATGTCAATCAGGTGATGACCGCGCGTGTCTCGCTGTCGCACTTGGGTGAGGCCACACGCTACACCTCGTAATGGACCGGGAGCCTCGGTCCAACGGGGCTCCCTTTTCCCATGACGGAGTTTCACAGTGTTCAAGATCCAACCGAATCCAACGTTTGAAGCCAATGTGACCATCGTTTCACACGGTGAGGAACAGACGCTAAGCATCACGTTCCGCGCCAAGACGCGGGACGAGTACCAGAAGATCCTGAAGTCCGCCAAGGATGACACCTCGGCCGCATCCGCCTTCCTTGAGTTGGTGGAAAAGTGGGACGCGGACATGTCGCTGGACGCGGCAGGCGTGAAGGCATTGCAGCAGCATCGTCCCGGCGCGGAGTGGCTGATTATCCAAGCCTACGGCGACAAGCTGATCGCGGCCCGCAAGGGAAACTGATTGGCGGCGTTCGCGCCTTGTATCGCGGCGCTCCGACTCTTGCCGATCTGGAAGAGGCGGGGCTAACCGTCGATTCCGAGGAGTGTGCGTCGCCTAATCCGGATGGGTGGTATTACGACCAAGACGCGAGGGAGTTTCGCTGCGTCCTGTGGGACGAGAACTGGCCCGCGATGAAGTTCTATCTGGAAACGATGCAAACCCAGTGGCGGCACGGGTTCAACGGCCCCACTGGGCTGGACTACAACGTCCTGCTGCACGAACTGGACCGCATGGCGCTGGGCCGCGACGAGTACGACGACCTGTTCGGCTCGATCCGGGTCATGGAACAGACCGCGTTGAAGGAGATGCACCGCAAGGCATAGACTCGCCGGACCTAACGGGAGGGCGGGTCTATGAAGCGTTTAACTTTGGTCTTGGCTGTTCTGATTGCGCTTCCAGCCAGCGCGACGATTTCGGATCAAGTCGATAGGTTCACTGGCAAGCGTCAGATTACCTACATTGCACCTAGCAAAGCCGAGTTTGCGAAGCCTAAGCTTTTCTCGATAAAGGCAACGGTTGGCGACATCAACGCCGTGACTTTCATGTATACGCCCGGCCTCGGCCGTTACGCGATACAAGAGGGCGTGCGGTTCATTGGTTGCCAAAAGATCGATTGGCTGGTTGACGGCCAGCCCGTGAATCTCGGAATGGTGGTTCACGACCACTTCAGAAGCGGACGCATCATAAGCGAGCTGCTTATCCAGAAGGTTTCGACCGAACAGCTCGCGGCCATAGGTGAGGCCACCGCCGTGGAATACCGGCTTTGCGGCGCGGTTGAGGGCGCACTGTCGCCACAAGACATTTCGGCGGCAAAGGAAATCGCCGCCAAACTATCAGCAACATAATTCCCCACGAAGTTCCACAAAGAAGCCCGCCATGTGCGGGCTTTTTTATTGCCCGAGAGAATCATGGCCGAGAGCATTGGCACCGCCAGACTAGACATTGTTGTCGATACGTCTAGCCTCGACGCGGGCGTCAGCAAGGCCAAGCGTTCGACGCAGGACATGGCGAAGGCGTCGCAGAACGCGTCGCAGAAGATGGACGCAGGCACCAAGCGCCAGGTGCAGGCGTTGGAACGCCAGATCGCCACGCTCGGCAAGAGTCGTTCTGAAGTCATCAAGTGGCGCATCGAGCAGCAGACCTCGGGCCGTGTCGCTGCGGAACTGACCGCAAAGCTTGACGCGCAGTCGCGGCGACTTGCCACGATGGACGCGACCTTTGGCCGGATCGGCGCGTCTGCTAGGCGGCTCACGGCTACATGGATCGCGTTAGGCGCAGCGGCAACCACTGCTGCCATTAGCTTTGGCGTAAAGAACGCCATTGACTTCGCCGACAAACTCAACGACATCAATATTCGGCTGGGGATTTCGGCCGAGACATTGAGCGGCTGGGCTTACGCCGCGCAGCAGACCGGGACAGACATTGATGGGCTCGGCAACGGCCTGAAGCGGCTTGCCAAGAACATGGCGGAGGCGCTTGATCCGAAGTCCTCGCAGGCGCGCATGTTTGAGGCGCTTGGAGTGTCGGTCAAGGACGCCACCGGCAACCTGCGTTCGCTTGAAGGCGCGCTGCCGGATATTGCCAATGCGTTCCAGAAGATCCAGAGCGAAACGCTAAAGGCGGCCGTCGCTCAAGAGTTGTTCGGCAAGTCCGGCACGGACCTGATCGAGTTCCTGAGTCAGGGCGAAGCAGGCTTGGCCGCATTCCGTGACCGCGCCCGCGAACTTGGTGTGGAGCTTGGCAGTGGTGCGTTGACGGCAGCCGACAAGTTCAACGACACACTGGCTGACCTTCGCACAGCCTCGCAGGGCTTGTTCG